CGCTCGATCATGGCGCGGATCGAGGCCGCTGGCATCAACGTCTAGTCCATCCTCCTCTGTAACCGGCTCTCTCACTCCTGGGGGAGCCGGCTCAGAGTGGGATGGATGAGTGGATGGAATGGAGGAAAGGTCTAATGGCTCGACGGAACGCGACCCTTGGAATCGGGAAGTGCGCGACCTGCACGCGCTGCGGTCACAAGAAGCATCAGCACGTCCCGAATCTGGGATGCCTGGCGCACCTTCCCACAAAGCAGGTAGCGGCTCCGAAGCCGGATACCTGCCCCTGCGAAGCGTTCAGCAAGGCCTAGAAGGAGGATTCTGTGAAACTCGTGATTGAAGAATTCTGGGTGGACACCGATGGCTCCGAGCGCCCCAAGGAGCGCGTAGTCATGAAGAACGGCGGCGGATGGACGTCCCGCGAGGAGTGGCGCAAGTCGGTCAAGGAGCGTCATGCCTTCCTGCGCTTCGACGAGCGCGGCTATGCCGTCTTCGCCAAGCCAACGAATGGCAGCATCACCCGTCAGAACGTTGGCCTGGAAGGCTAGGAGGTCTGGCATGAAGAAGCATGTCGGCATGAAGAGGGTGGTCGCCGGAGCCACCGCAACAGTGACCCCATGCCCCTTCTGCAACCACCCCTCCGAGATCCACGAAGACCGCAAGGGATGTCAGGCCACGGTAATGGCCGGATTGTTTGGTGAAACGTTCGAGATCGAGTGCATGTGCGACTCGGGCGACGGCAAAAGCCGCTGAAGTACCAAAACCTGAAAGGACAAGGAATGACGCTGACCACGCTCCCTAGGGGCCTGAACGAAGCCGCCGAAATGCTCATGAAGGGCATAGATCAGGATGGCGCGGCTGGCTTCCTTACGAACGCTCTCGCGGCGGTGTCCTGGTTTGAGCCCGCCACGAAGACGGCAAAGAAGGAAGCCGCCAAATGGTTCCGGCAGGCCGCAAACGCCGCGCCTGTGCTGGAGTACGCAAAGAACGCGCGGAGGTAGCCATGAGCAAGTGCCCGCGATGCTTCCATGGGGACCACTGCGGCGGCAAAGGCACATTTCCTGACGGCGTTCCATGCTGCTGCGCCGATTGCCCGCCCGCGAAGCTCGACGCCCCTCCCTACCCCTTCTGCTGGGACAAGAAGGGGTGCGCCGGGAAGACGTATTGCACGAAAGAGCACGCCTGCAACGACTGATGGATATGACAACCGTCTGCCCAAAGTGCGGCCATGCCTGGTGGAAGCACTCCGCTACGTACTTCCAGGCCTGCATCGGGAACGCGCCCAACGGCCGGGCCGACGATGCCTGTGGGTGCGAATACACAAAAGAACAGGCGGAGCGTGAGGCGGAAGCCTAGAAGTACCAAATGCGCTGCGAATGCTGGTGCGACGATAAGCCCCTTGGGTCCTGCTACCCGGACCTGTTGATCGGGGATGGCTGGACGGAGCTTCATTGCGTGGACTGCTGCACGAGCCGTGAAGACTGGAGGCCGAGGTGAATAAGGCATTGACGCTGACCGAGCTGATATACAAGGCCGCGCTGATCGGTGGGGATTACAAGCTTCTGACCAAAGATGAGGTCAAGCAGTTAGAGGAGTTGGCGAAGGCCGTCTACGGCTTCGAACTCAAGGATCTAAAGATGGCGATTGCTAAGGGCGTGGAATAGGCACAGTTCTGACATTGAGACTTTTGAGAGGAGATAGCGATATGGCGATCAAGAAGGCGACCGCGAAAGACTTCATGGACGGCAAGACCAAGCTGGAGGATGCGCGGAAGATGGCGCGTGCGACGAACGCCATCGTCAAGGCCCTGTTGCCCCTCAGCCCCAAGAAGCGAGCGGCGGCGCTGGTGCTGGCGACTCCCGAATAGACCAACCAAGCATTAGGAGAAAACATGGCTAAATGCGCTGGCTGTAAGGAGGAGTTCCCTGTCGGGGTGTGCCAGGGAGATCCCCTTCTCTGTCCCGAATGCGGGCTCAGGACTGCGGCGGCAACGACCGAGATCAAGGGCAAGAGGTTTATCACGGTCGATGGGCTGCGCTTACTCCGTAGGGCGCTAAACCTTCCGGACCTAAAGCCCTTCCAGGAGTTCGGGGGAGACATCCGCGAGTACCAGAAGTACATGCGGGAGACTCGCCTGGAAACTTTTAGGGCGTGCCATCCCGGGATGTGGGAGTTCTACGCGAACGACTTGGACGACGGGTCGGAAGGCATCTAACAGGTAAACGAGGACTGCATGAGCGAGATGGAGAGATTGCTGCGGCGGGCGATTGAGAGGATTGCGGAAGCCCGCGCAACCTGCCGAGACGTTAACACGATGCTAGTTCAGGACTGCGCGTTGTGCGGGCCTCTAGCCGAGGCAACCAGACTTCTTCTCCAAGCCAAGAAGCTCGACGAGCAAATCCAGAAATGAACTGATCGAACGTTTGGAGGATGGTTATGAGCCCGACTACCCCGGCGGATCACGACAAGGATGCTTGCCCCGGCGAGCCGGATCTGTGCCTTTGCGGGTGCGCCAAGTGCGAGACTGGCAACTGCGACTACCAGAAGTAGATCGAAGAGAACTTATGACCTTTGAAGAAGCAATCGTCGCGTTCGAGGAGTGGATGCAATCGCGGGAGCGCCACTTCTGGGCACCGCTTGCGTGAATCTACCGATTGAGGAAAGGAGATTGAGCATGTCCAATCACTGCCACTGCCACGTCTGCGGCAACGTCGTTGCCCGCTGAACCGAAGGATTGGTCAATGTATTACCCGCTCAACGTCCTGTTCATGGGGCAAATGCTCTACGTCAAGCTGGACCCCGGCGTCTATGGTGAGAACGAGCATCGTGTGAGGGAGCAGCTAGAGCAGTTGGAGAAGCGATTTAAGGACATGCTGGCGGAGCGCGACTGGCTGCGCTTCTAAGGCGCGAGATTGCTATTTCGTCGTTGGGGAGAGGCGATGGAAACCTGGTGTGAGTATTGCGAAGAAGTGCGGATCTACCCGCACGACTGCCCGTATGTGGCCGGCGTGCGCCACGCCCCGGAGTTGATCGTGAAGGACGATGAGAAGCCGAAGAAGGTTCCGCTTGGGCTGTCTATGGCGGTTATCGCCATGGGCTTGCCCGCTGGCTGGATCCTGTATCGCGGGTGCTTCTGGTTTTGGGAATGGATGGGGACACGATGACAAAGAAAGAGATGGAGCTGTGGTATTTGGCCGTCGTTAAGGCCGCATCCGAAGTGCGACCGGGAGACACGCCCGAGGAGCTTGAAGAGTGGGATTTCTTCTTCCTCTGGTGGGCTAGGGATCTCTGGCTTCAGGCGGGCCGGCCGATGCGCTCGCCTTGGACGACGGAGTAGAGACACCCTTCGGAAAATTCTATGTCTCAGGACTGCTGGTGCGAGGCGAAGGTGAAGGCCCTGGAGCATCAGGTCCGCCAAGGGATCCTGAAGTCGGACTACTGCAAGACGGAAGCGAAGGAGGGCGACAAGTGGGTGACGATGCACGAGTGGACGGTGAGCGCCGCCGGGACGAAGCTCTACTGCCGCCCCCGGAAACTTACACGATGAACACGGGTAAGGCCGTCGAGGCTACCTATCGTCTGGAGCACGCCGAGGCGGAGCGCCTTCGCTGGGAGCGTGCGGCGGTCCAGTGGGAGAAGAAGTTCCACGAAGAGCGTCAGAAGCTTGATTCTGTGTCCCGCGAGCTTGCCGAGGCGAAGGCCAAGGCGACGGAGTGGAACGCCCGGTGCAACGAGGCTCGGTCCGAGATCGAGCGGCTGAAGGCGGAGCGGGACGAACTGGCGCGCCAGGTCGCGTGCCTGAAGGTCGACATCGCTGGTCGCTCCAAGATCACGCTGGAGGAGCAGCACAAGAAGGAAGTCGCTCTTCTCCAGCTTGAGTCGATGACCGAAGACAAGCGGATCCTCTCCCTGAAGTGGAAGGACTCCGCCGAGCTTGCCGATAGCCGCCTGGCCGAGATCGAGCGGCTGAAGAAGTCCCTGCTGGACAAGGAGCAGATGATCGAGGCGTTCGAGGGGACGCTGAAGGAAGCCTTGAAGCGGGCCTCGGACGCGAATCTCCAGAATGGTGAACTCCGGGCCGCGCTGCTGGAAGCCTCTCGACTGCTGACCCTCCACGTTCTGAGGGATCTTGAGGACAAGGACGTGAAGGCGTTTATGCCGCGGGCTGAGGCTCTCTGCACCGAAAAGCCGACTGATGGCTGCCCCCGCTGCTCCCTGACGCACGGGCAGCATCGGCCCGATTGCTCACAAAAGCGATCCTGCGCAAAGTGCGGGAAGGCCACCGAGACGCGCCACCAGGAGACGAGCATGGAGGTTTTTCAGGTTTGTGCCGAGTGCGGCACCGAGACGCCGAGGGGGTGAAGCATGAAAAAGCCGACGCGGGAACTGCTGAAGAAGGCGTGGATTGCTGGCGTGAAGGCCCAGCGAAAGAAGTACCTCAAGATCGAGGAGATACAGGAGCCGCCATACCACTGGCGGAAGCCCGAGGATTTCAAGTTCGAGGGGTCGGAGTACGAGGCTGGGATGCTGGCAGCGGCGAAGGTGCTGCTGTCTGGCATGAGCCGCTGAAGGGCTATTCGGAACTTTGAAGGAGAAGGGTATGAAGCGGATCTGGGATGTCTACGTGGTGTACCACGAGCCTTCGATCACCTGGGAGATGGTCACGAGCGACAAGGACGCGGCGGAGCGAATGGCCGCGAAGTTGGGCGACGGCTACAAGGTTGCGGAGGGTGGCATCGGCTTCGCCCCGCACGCGGTCCCCCAGGAAGCCTAGAAGACCTATTCAGACTTTTTAGGAGAGGGCATGAAACTGATTCGATTCGCGGTGCTTGGCCTGCTGCTGTGTGTGGCGTCTTGCACCGATGCTAGCTGCGCTAAGACGGTCAAGAGCTACGGCAAGGAGAGTAAGGTCCGTTTGTGGAGCGGCGGCAAGGTCGCTGTCGAATGGACTTCCTCAGGGCGCGTCGAGGATGACCAGAGCGGGAGCGGCTTTTACTTCGTGGACAAGGCGACGGGCCGCATGGTGCGCGTGCAGGGCGATGTCTCCGTGGAGGAGATTGAGCCCAGCCACGAATGAGCCATTCCGATCATTGAGGGCGGAAACATGAAGTCTTTCGTGGTATGCGAGGGGTGCAAGGCTGACGGCTTCTGGGAGCGCCAGAAAGCGGAGTGCGTCGGCTGCGGGCGTAAGAAGCAGCTCTGCCCCACCTGCTGGGCGATCTACACGACTTGCTCGCCTGAATGCCAGGCGAAGTGGAGAGAGAAAAACAGGGAGGTCTTCAATGAGCCGCTCAAGCCTGCGGGCAAGCGCCAGCGCAAGCCAAAAGACGTCGGACAGGGCGACCTCTTCGGAGGTTCGGTGCGCCTGGTGCGGGGCGAAGAAAGCCCCGGATAGGGACGGCTGGACGGACAGCAAGGGGCGCTGGGCTTGCTCAGCCGGGTGCGTGCTGGTTGCCGTAAAGGACGATCTCCCGGAGCTGAAGTGCGGTAAGTGCGACGATGCGCTGATCTGCGAGCGTTGCGACGGCTGTAGCTGCGAGTGGTAGGAGGCGTAGATCGTGAATAAGGCGAAAAACCCTCAGCTATGGGGCCTGACCAGGGACGGCACCCTGACGTCCGCGACCTACCACAGTAGGGCTGCGGCGCGTCGGGCCGCTGTCTGGATGAACGGCTACGCCAGAGGTGAGTGCAAGTTCAAGCCGGTGAAGGTCGAGCTTAGGAAGGTCTGAAGATGAGGTACGTGTACGTGGTCGAGTCCCATGTGAACTTTGAAGGGGCGACCGTCCAGGGTGTTTATGACGACCTGGACGAGGCGCGGAGAAATGTGGCTTCGCGTGGTGACTGGGAAACGATCACCCGCTGGGATCTGCGCAATCAGCACTCAAAGCCGATGCCCCTCGCGCCGGGAGGAAAGGTCCAACCATGACGTTGACGACCCACTGCCGCTACTGCCGGAAGGAAGTACCCCACGGCGGCTTCCATCCTAGGCCGAGGCACCAACTTCCAAGGCCCGTGATTTGCGCGGAATGCAACGCGAAGAAGTGGGAGCGGCCGAGTCGCCGTACCCAAGAAAGGAGCCCAAAGTGAAGGTCAAGGCGAAAAGCACAATTGCGCGGGAGTACAAACGGGTTGGGGACGCCATCATCAAGCTCCGGGAGGACCCCAGCCATGCGCAATGCAACCTGACCTACTTGGACGGAGCGCGGCAAGCCCTAGCCTGGGCGCTTTCCCACAACGCCATGCAGCCATCCAAGTGCGTGTCGCCGTTGCTCGAGTCGAAGGAAAAGAGCCTATGAGCTTGGATGATATGTGTGGAGAATCGACTCCTACCTTATGCGACTCCTGTAGCGCGAAAGTGCTCGGTGGGCCGCAAAACGGTGTTGGGTGGAAGTTGATGGTGTTCACCTGCCGGGTGTGCAAGAGGGACTTTTGCCCCTGCTTAGTGGCGGATGATAGACCTGGCACGGCGTGCGTTGATTGCGGAAGGCGCGAATCCAGCGAGTGAGCGCAATGCCTGAGGAGCATGACCACGGATGGCAACCGTGGACTTGGTACTGGGGTCCAGGGGACCTTTGGGCCAGGGAGTGCGACATGGGCGGCTGCGAATGCAACCTCCCGTGCTGCTGGCAACAGGACGAGTCGAAGCGTAAATCAAACGAAAGGACTCAAGGGTGACGTGGCCTCAAGCGATCTTCTACTCGGTGCTGGCGATCTGCCTCACCCCAGTCGTGTGCCTATTCCTGGTGGGTGCGCTTGGCATTGAGTTCCGCTGGTGGAAAAGGTCCAAGGACTAGAATGACTGATTGTGCGCAATGGATAGACGCTCGTTTCTGGCTCTACTGGCGGGGTCCTTCACACTCAAGCTACTGCCGATGTCTGGGGTGGCGAAGGAGGTCTTCGCCAAGCTGCCGCCATTTGACCCGTATAAGGTCCGATGGATGAGCTGGGTTCCGTGGCCCGATCAGCCGTATATCGTGAGCAAGGGCATCATCCACGTCGTCCATACTTGCCGCTGCGGGAGGGAGTTCCACGGCATCCACGGCACAGCCGTCGTCCGCGAGGAGGAGCTTGGCAAGCCCTTGGGGATGCTGTCCTTCATGCGGAAGATGGACGAGGCCAAGGAGAGCGCCAAGGCCAGGGCGATTGAGACGATGCGCGAGATTTGGACGGAGACTCAGGCGAGCGGACTGGTACGGCACGAGGGATGCCCGCTACAGCCCGAAGTCACAGTTTAGGCAAAACGCACAGAGGAGGATGGGGATTGTGGGGAAGAATGCCGATAGAAGAGCAGAAGCAGATGGCTATTATCCCGCTCCCTTGCCCTAGGTGCGGAAAGCCATTCCTATTCGACAGCGAGAAGTGGCCCCCTCAGCGCTATTGCTCCAGAGCTTGCTCCCAGTACGTGCGGACTAAGAAGTGGAGGGAGAAGAAGAAGCGTCAGGCCCCGCCGCAGGGTGGCTCTTCCGGTACTGGCTCCGCCGGCGCTCAAGGGCAACGTGAAGATACTTCTGGGTCGTCGAAAGACTGATATGCCCTAGTTGCTCCTTGATGTCCATGAGGTCCGCCCCGTGGTTCAGCATGTGGGTTGCGGACGAATGGCGTAGCGCGTGCGGGTACAGCACCCGGACCCCAGCGTGGCGGCAGAGCTGGCGGACAACGTCGTAGATCGCCGCATCGCTCATCCGCTTCCCCTCAACGGTCACGAAAGCGGCCTTCTCCTGCGGGCGCTCCCACTTCGCTAGCGTCCTCGCCCTGACTGGGAGGTAGGCGGTCCAAGCCTGGACGAAGCGCTCTCCCACCAAGACGAGGCGATCCCTGCGTCCTTTCCCCATCTTGACCGTGACGAATGGCTCCGCCCCTAGGAAGATCAGTTCCGCGTCGAGGGCGGCTACCTCTCCGCGTCGGCAGCCGCTTGCGTAAATGAATTCGAGGATCGCCAGGTTGCGCTCCGTGTTCTGCGGGTACGTCTTCGCGGCCCCAAGCAGCTTCCCAAACTCTTCCTCGGTGAAGAATTCGGGGAGCGGCTCGGGGACCTTGATTGCGGGGGCCATGTCGCAAGGATTCTCGGTGACGAGCCTGATCCGCTTGAGCCACCTGTACCAGCTGGCCACGGCCGAAAGCCGCAACTGTAGCGTAGCCTCGGACAGTCCTTGAAGGCGTAGGCTCTGGAGGAAGGTTACGAGATCCTTGTACCCAACTTGGCGAAAGTCGACTCCAGACTCAATGAGGTGGTCAAGGAATAGACCTAGAGAATGGGCGTAGCTGCGGATAGTCTCGGAGCTTTTCCCTACGACTTCCAGCTCACCGAGATACCCAGTCGCAAGTTTCCCCGCCTCTCCAAGTTCGGAGAGCGCCCGCGTACCATTCCCTCCCTGGCCCCCATCCTCTCTCCAGAGGAGGGGGAGGGACCGAAGCATGGGAAGGGTATCCTCCACCTCCCCCGGTCGACCACCCGAACTGCGGGTAGTATTTTGTCCGATCCCCCATAGGAGTCCACTAATCTTTGAATCGGGGGGAACCTGAGTTTTTTATCGGAGAATGAATTTTTTTCTTGACGGAACGGGATACGGCAGCGTATATAGCTACAGCCGCATCATGAATACGAGAGAGAGCGCTGACCCCGTGAGGACGCCCGAGTTTGCCATGATGCGGCTACATCCTGTGCGCTTGGGGCCTCACGGTATCAGCGATCTTTTTTGGGGAACGAGCCTCGCCTAAGCTGCTACCATTCGGCGTAGACCAATGGTAAAGGCGCTTATGCTTGGCCGTTCTCCGCAAGGGAGGACGCAGTGGGCAAGCAAGACAAGCGCGACAATCTCCAACCGCCGGGAAGTGGTCTACCCCTAGGTGGGGGAGGGACCGAAGCGCCTTCCCGGTCTAATCTTCGTGACGTTGAAGTAAATCCTCCCTTGGGGGCTGGAGAATCCTTCCCCATTCAATCGGGTTCTCCACGGACCACTCCAGCCCCCCTTTCTAGCGAACTGGCCCTGCGTCCGCGCAGCGGCATCATGACCGGGGGATGTCCTGGGGACGGTTGGGAGAGGGGTGAGGCGGGGAGCCTGAAGTCGGGGGCTCCCCAATCCTCAGCCTCCCTCCTGGCAGCGGAGCTAGCGAACCACCGTCGCGCCATGCGTCACGCCAAGGACGCTATCGAGGCCATCATCCTCAAGCTCCACATCGAGGACAGGACGGATTTAGCTGTCGCCCTCTGCGAACTGACCCACGTCCTGAACGGGGGTGTCCTGTGACGCCTCTTGACGCCTTTAACTGGGCCTTCGACCGCGTCACGCGGGACCATCAGGCGATCCATAAGGCGGAGGAGAAGCGGCTTGATCCGCCCTCCGAGGCCCCGCTCATCCAGTGCGGCTACTGCGACGGCCGAGGCTACTTCAAGCAGCAGCATTGCGCCGGCCCGGACTGCAACTTCCTCCGCTACTGCCCCTGCAAGTGCCAAGCGTGCGCCTACGTCGAGTGCGACATCTGCGGCGGACACGGGGAGTTCCCCGAGCCCGACGACTGGAAGGAAGACGCCTACTGGGAAGCGAAATACGATGAGCGTCAGGAGCGGCGCGAGATGGGGGATGCGCCGTGAAGGAACACAAAGACATCACGGCGAACTACCACGGAGGGGCGGAGACGTCCGTTGAAGCTCATGCGACGACCCCAGAGGCGACCCGCCAGGCGCTTAGAAGCCAGGTGCTCGCGCTTGTTGAGGCTTCTGGCCCGTTCGGGCTCACCTGTGACGAAGCTGAAGCAAGAATCGGACTCAGCCACCAAGCCGTAAGCCCTCGGTTTACTGAGCTGCTGGCGAACAACCAGATTCACTACGGCAAAGAGCGCCGCAAGACCCGCATGGGTAAGTCCGCTCGGGTGTACTTCCACGGCCCCAACCCTGAAGCCCTCATGCAGGGCGACCTCTTTTTCGGAGATACGGCATGAATTCGACGCTGACGCTCTCGGAGCAGCCGAAGGGTGAACTTGCGACCCCCGACGCCTACGAGAACATCCAGAAGCTCTACACCCTCGTCAAGAACACGATCAATGGAGACCTCAACGAAGAGGAATTCCAGCTCTTCATGCACGACTGCAAGCGCCAAGGGGTCCACCCCCTTGACCGTTTGATTCACCCAACGATCCGCACGGATCGAAAGACCGGGGTGAGGAAATACACGGCGATTACGTCAATCGACCTCTTCCGGATGAGGGCGGAGGCGACCGGAGAACTGGCGGGCAACGACGACCCCGTCTTCTCCAGGAAGATTGGAGATGCCGGATTCGAGGCAAAGGTGACGGTGTGGCGCATGGTTCAGGGGCAGCGCTGTCCCTTCACGGCGACCGCCCGCTGGAGCGAGTACAAGCCGCCGCCTCCTAACGACTTCATGTGGAACACAAAGCCTCACGTCATGCTTGGAAAATGCGCTGAGGCCCTGGCGCTTCGCAAGGCGTTCCCGAAGCAGCTCGGCTCCCTGTACGTCCGCGAAGAGATGGAGCAGGCGGGCGTCCCTGGGGAGCATCCAGCCCCAGAAGCGCCCGCAAAGGAGCCCTTGGTCGTTGTAGACGCTCCCCAGCCTGAGCCCCCTAAGTCCGACTTCATAGCCGCTGCTCAGGAGGCCCACGACAAGGCCAAGGCCAACGGCTACCAGCCTGAGCAGCCCGCCATGTCTGGAACTGACCTGACCACCAAGGAAGCGCAGCAGCTACAGGCCCAGGTAATTGCGCCGGCGAAGTCTGAAAAGAAGATCCCCGCTGACGCCCAAGTGATGCTTGTGGAGGTTCTTGGGTACAACCCTAACCCGAGAGAGGTTTCCAACGGGTCGAAGACCTACTCCCTCAAGCTCAAGGATCTGGAGAACGGGACTGGGGAGTTCTGGACCTCCACCTTCCACAAGGACTCCTGGGAAACCGGGAAGCTCCTGAAGGGCAAGCAGGCGTGGCTCACCTACAAGTACAGCGGCAAGTACATCAACTTCTACGACATCCGGGCGGTGTGATGAAGCAGTACAAGCTCTTCGAGCCTTGGCAAGTAGCGTGTCGAGAGATCATCGGATTCTTCAAGAGAGGGGGCGCAGGTGGTGACGTTCGGACAGTTCGTGAAGGCCCGCCGGCTGATGCTGGAAATGACACTGGATCAAGTGGCGCGGAAGATCGGCAGTCACAAGGGCTACGTTTCGGGCTTCGAGAACGGCAGGGTGAGCCCACCGTCGGCAAAGATGCTCCCGAAGCTGGCGAAGGCCCTAAAGCTGAAGTTGATCCCGCTCATGGTGATGGCCTACGTCGAGAAGGCACCGAAGGAGATCAGAAAACTGGTTGATCTAAAGCTGCGGTAGCGCGAGGTCAAGGGAGAGACGGTGGGGATCAGGTGGAGGGATTTACCTCCAGAGTTGCAGGCCAAGCTAGATCCGGCGTACAGGCCGAAGCCTCTAGCGGATGTCGGGGCCACTAGGACCCCGAAGAAGCCAAGACCCCCATCGTTCCCTTACTGGGTTTGCCCAGGTTGCGGGAACTACATCTACCGTCCGGACGGAGAGTATCCGGATAGGTGTGACTGGTGTGTAGACGAGGGGGTTACGGATGGGTCATGTCGTACCTGCGGAGCTGCAAGCCCTAAGCCTGTACGCGCTAGACGCAAAGCTGTGCGCGAGGTGGGCGGAAGTCTACCCCCTGTGGCAGGAGACGTACAAGGGGGTGGACATTCTGGGGGAGATCCGGAAGGCCCACACCTGGGAAGTCTGCAATCCGGACAAGCGTAAGAGGCTGCGCGTCCCCTTCATCAACAACTGGCTTTCAAGGGCTCAGGAGAGCCAGCACCGAGCCAGCCAGCAGCAAGGGCTCAAGTACGTCAAACCCTACATCCCGCCCGAGGGAAGCGGTCGGAAGACGTTTAGCTGCGAGCGCTGCAAGGACAAGGGAATTGTCCCGACAAAAACAGTCACTCGCTGGGGGGAGACGGTTGACGCCTACGCCCCATGCACTCCCTGCCAGGAAAAGCTCAAGCAAGCGAGGTACGGACGGTGAACTATTGGATCAGCGGCGCTACGGGGTTCTTCGGGACGGCTCTCGCAAAGAAGCTGCTCTCCGAAGGCCATACGGTCACGGCATACGCGAGGAGCGAACACGGACATGAACGCCTGGAAAAGGCTTGCGCCGGCATCGGGGGCGCTCTGGTCTGCGCGATTGGTGACGTTAGAGATGCGGCGCAGGTGGCGCGTTCTATGCGGGGGGCTACTTACGTCGTCCACGCGGCGGCGCAAAAGATCGTCCCGTGGGCGGAACGCTGGCCGGAAGAAGCCGTAAAGACAAACGTCCTCGGCACGATCAACGTCTCGAAGGCGGCGGAGGAGCTTGGCGTAAAAGCCCTTCTCGTCTCGACTGACAAGGCGTGCCTTCCATCGAACACCTACGCCGCAAGCAAATACCTCGCGGAGCGCTCTTGGATCGGTCCCGCATGCAGATTCGGGAACCTCTGGGGCTCCACGGGAAGCGTGATCTACCACCTCCTAGCCCAGCGTGAAAGCGGCGTATTCAAGATTACGGACAAGCGCATGACGCGCTACAGCATGACGGCGGAGCAGGCCGCTGATTTCTGCCTCACCGCCCTTTACCGTGGGCAGCACGGGGAAACGTGGATCCCCAAGATGCCAAGCTACCGCTTGGTGGACCTCTGCTACGCTGTGAGAGACGACGCGAGGATCGTAGAGAGTGGCATACGGCCTGGCGAGAAGCTCGCGGAAGACCTGATCTCTACGCACGAGTGTTTCAGGGCTGAGGTCCACGACGACCGCTTCATCATTACTTCTAGGGTTGTCGACCACGAAGCTGTCTGGTCAGTCCGAAGCGACATCAATGAGGACTGGCTAACCGTGGTGGACCTGAGAGAGGGGATCAAATGGCTAACTACTTCCTGTACGGGGCGGGAGGCCACGGCAGGGTCGTCGCAAGCGTCTGCGAAGCCCTGAGCCATTCCTACGTGTTCGGGGACGACAAGGGCGATCCCCTACCAGCACCACTAGCCGGATACGTCACCATCGGGAACAACCAAGCCCGCAGGGAGGTGGCGGAGAGGCTTGGAGCGACTGGGAAGCTGTTCGGCCCAGTCCTGGTCCACCCCAAGGCCGTGGTATGCCTGTCGATCTTCGGCCACGGGACCGTCGTTATGGCGGGGGCCGTAGTCCAAGCCAACACCCGAGTCGGTAAGCACGCCATCATCAACACAAACGCTTCGGTCGACCATGACTGCGAGATCGGGGACTACGCGCATATCGCCCCAGGCGCGGTGCTGTGCGGCGGGGTCAAGGTTGGAGAGGGTGCGCTGATTGGGGCGGGCGCTGTAATCGTCCCCGGAGTCAAGGTGGGTAAGTGGCGACTCGTCAAGGCCGGCACGGTCGTCAAGGAGGACGTTCCAGATGCGGAAGTGGCCTCAGTTAACTCCTGAGCAGATTGCCGCCGCCAAGCGAGTCCTAGAAAGCGGGGTGCTGAATGGGCAACGCGGTCCAGAGACAGCGGCCTTCGAGAAGGAATTCGCGGATTGGAATGGGTCCAGACACGCAGTTGCCGTCTCAAACGGAACGGTTGCTCTCGAATGCGCTCTCGCAGCTCTACGGCTTAAACCGCCTTTTGACGTCGTTGTGCCAGCACGGACGTTTATCGCTACTGGATTGGCCGTCCTTAGAGCAGGCGGCAGACCTGTGTTCGCGGACGTGGATGAATCTAGCGGATGCCTTACTGCAACATCAGTCCGGCGTGTACTCACCCGAAGAACTAAAGCTGTCATCGCCGTTCATCTCGGAGGATATCCGTGCGACGTTGGGGAAGTCTCACGCCTGGGTATCCCCGTCATCGAGGATTGCGCCCAAGCTCAAGGCGCTAGTCGTGCAGGGAAGAAAGTAGGGTCGCTAGGGCTGATCGGCTGCTTCTCCTTCTGCAACGACAAGATCATGACCACGGGAGGCGAGGGCGGGATGGTGACGACGGACGACGCCAATCTCGCGGATCGCATCTGGTCATGGAAGGAGCATGGTCGCAACAGGAAGCTCTTCGGTAAGCCCTCTGGCGGTCACTACGTCAAGTGCTTCGAGACCCTTGGAACCAACGCCAGGATGACCGAGATGCAGGCGGCGATTGGCCGAGAGGGGCTCAAGGTGGTGGGCAGGTGGGTTGAGCTTCGTCAGCTCCACTCCTCAATGCTGAATGGGGCGTTAACCTACAACCACTCGTTTCTTTGGGGCCACGCCTACTACCGCTACTACTGGACAGCCAAGAGTAGGGCGCAGCGGGACATGATCCTCAAGTCTGGTCAGGTGGGCGTGGGGAGCTGCCCTGAGATCTACCTAGACAAGATCTTTGATGGCTACCGCCCCAAGAATCGCCTCCCCGTAGCCAAGATGCTCGGGGAGCGCTCTATCGCCTTCCTCGTAGATCCTGAGCAGACGCCTGCTTCGCTGGCGGCTCAGGCTAAGGCGGTGGGGGACGTGTGTTCTTCCTAGGGGTGATTCCAGCTAGGGGAGGCTCGAAGCGCCTGCCCGGTAAGAACCTGATGCCCCTTCTCGGGAAGCCGCTGATCGCCTGGACCATCGAGGCGGCGAAGAAGTCCAAGCTCGATAGCTTCATCGTCTCTACTGACAGCCGCGAGATCGCGGACGTAGCTCAGAGGTACGGCGCATGGGTCCCGTTTCTACGCCCCCCCGAGCTTGCTACCGACGGGGCGAGGACGGTCGACGTCCTCTGTCACGCCGTAAAACGGCTGCACGCGGACTTTAGCATCCTGCCCGACTACGTCGTGACACTTCAGCCGACGACGCCTACGAGGACCGAGCGGGACATCAACGTCGCCGTAGACTTCCTTGAAGAATGCTCCATGGACAGCTTCGTCACAACACTTGAAGACTTCTCGGCTCCCAACGGCAACGTCTACACCACCTGCTACGACATGCTCATGAAGGATCGGCTCATCTGGACGACCTTCGGGGCCATGTGGCCGCAGATTGACTCTGAGTACCCGGATATCGACACACTGGAAGACTTCAAGGAAGCGGAGCGCTTGCTATGCAGACGTTCGTGATCGCGGAGGCTGGAATCTCACACTGCGGAAAGCTGGAGAAGGCATACGAGGCTATCGAGGTCGCTGAAGCCGCCGGCGCGGACGCTTGTAAGTTCCAGTACTTTGACGCGAAGAAGCTGGCGGCGGCTAGGGGTAAGCCAGAGCTTGCCGACTTCCTGAAGCCATATGAACTGCCTCCTAACTGGCTACAGAAGCTCAAGGCTAAGTGCGACGAGGTCGGCGTCGAGTTCATGGCGACTACGTATTACGCCGAGGCTATCGCGGACGTGGCTCCGCTGGTCAAGCGGTTCAAGATCGGGCACGCCGAGCGTGACAAGCGAGAGTTCGTCTCAACTCATTTCCCCTATGGGAAGGAGATCGTCCTTAGTTCCCCTGGAACGGTTAGCGCGACATACTACAAGGAGTGGCTGGCTAACCCATGCACGGTCACATGGCTGTACGTTACAGAAAAGTACCCTACCCCCATTGAAGATGTGGGCCTTGAGTACTTACACGCCTTCCAAGATCTTCCGGGACCTGACGGCTTCTCGGATCATACCCGCAACGTACTGATGGGGGCTCTTGCGGTCGCCGCCGGCGCGAAGATCGTAGAGGTCCACTTCGAGCCCTGGAACGTCTCTCACCCGGATAGCTGCGTGTCGCTATCCCCGTCGGAGCTGGCGCAGTACATCCAAAATATCAGGACGGCGGAGCTTGCCGTTTACGGAGCCAGTCGAGGATAACCCCTGCCGCCCTCTCAGCAGCCCTCCCATCGGCGGGGTAGGGGGGCTTGCGCCCCTTCTGCCTTTTCCCTATAATGACTGATTTCAATCCAATAGTCGGGGCCTCCAGAACAGCGCTTGAGCTGTTCCCGACAAAGCGCTTCGCCAGCTTCATGAGACCCCAGTAATACTGTGGCTCAAGATGTGACACTAGGTAGTCACCCTTCCTGGGAGCTTTTCCAATGGCCTCTTTTACTGCCTCATGGCCTGGGTCTAGATTGGGGAGGAAGTAGACTGTAGATCCTAGGTTCTCCTGGCCTAGGCGAATGGCCTCTCGCTCAACGCCAACGTCGCCCGCCGTCTCCGGGTGGACGGATACGATCATGACTGGGCTTGAGAGCTTGCCGCCCAACCGCTCCTCCAGTGCCGCTTTTGTGGCGAGATCCGGCCTAAATGCCCAGTCGGTACCTATGGCCCCGATTAGATGCGTAGGATTGGCTCCTAGCGCGTCTAGGCGTGCTTTAGCGTCCTCGCTGGACGCCAAATGAAGGCTAGAGAGCATGGTGATGGCGTTTCGGATTTGGTCGTCAAAGGCCCCTAACGTTACCTCTCCGCCGTGTAGGTGAACGATAGGCGTCCCTGTCACCGTCGCCGCCTGCGCCGCCATCAGGGTCTCATAGCGGTCGCCAAGAAGGACCAGCGCGTCTAGGGGGTAGGTTTCTAGGGTCGCCCGGATGTGGTCGTAGACGACGGAAGCGGTCTTCGTGGTGTGCCCGGACTCATCAAAGACCGTGACGGCTGCCCCAGAGGTCTTCAGCGCCTCAGCTAGAAGCTGAAGGATCCCCCAGTCATGCCTCCCAGTCTTCAGTATCCCAAGTCTCTTTTGAGATTCCGCCATGAAGGATAACGGGCCTCCCGTCAGCGTGGATTGGTCGCATCCAAGGCTCGCACCATACGTAGCTCTCGCTGAGGGGCACGATGGTCGGCTTGACGTCCTGTATCGAGGCTAGAAGGGCCTCCTCGTCAAGGGGCCAGTCCCTATCAGCGAGCAGTTCCTGCCAGCGCTCAAGGGTCTCTACGCTCTTCTTAGAGCTTGAGAAGCTGATGCAGTTTGACCACCAGCGATAGGAGCCTTCCGGCTTACAGGCGCGGATATCTCCGCCGGCCCAGCCATCAAGCTCCGCTGGATACTCCAGGACTTCAGAGTCCACGTCGACCCATGATACGGGAGAGCCGACCTTTTCCATCCAATCTAGGATGATCGTCGGCTTGAAGCGTCTCGCCTCCATGACGTGCCTAGGCTCCCCGCCAATCTCTACGATCCTATGGGGGATGCCGTACCTCTCAAGCGAGCGCTTAAAGCGTGGGATACAGCGGTGGTACTTCTCCCCCCACGCCATTGAGACGGCAAAGACGGACACAGCTACTTCTTGGCGTACTTCCTGATCGCGCCTTTGCCGAAGCTGCCAACGATGTAGGCGAGGAGCCCGCCAAGGCTGTAGAGGAGGCCCTGGTCGACCGGGCCAGGCGGAGTTGGGATCTGCCCAGGGAGACCCTTGAGGGCTTCGGACACCTTCCCGAAGTCGTCCCCGAGGCGCTTGTCCACAAGCTCCGCCAGTTCGTCAGCGGCAATCTCGCCGGCCATCTGAGCGCCACGATCCGCGAAGCCCCTGCCGAACTCCCTAGCCTGGGCGCAGCCGATCAGGCCCAGCAATCCCACACACAGCAAAGCCTTCACACCTCTCTCCTTAACAGCCACTTAACCCCCTCGATAGCCGCCGCCGCAACGCCGACTATGGCGGACACGACTCCCCAAGTCTTCGCTGGGTTGTGGTGCTTCTCTTCGTGCGCCTTGACGTCCTTGCAGTCCTCTGCCGCGAGCTTTACCAACTCCGTATTCAGGTGGTGAATGTCGGATCCCTTGCGGGCCAGGCGCTCTTCAACAGCGTCGATGCGTGAATGGACGCGGTTGAACTTGTCCTCCAGCCATTCCCGGTCATCGTTGCTGAGCATCTTCGCCAATCCCCCTCACTTCCTACCCCGGCCCGTGCCCTACTCCTCAAAATCCGCGTCCACCTGCGCCACAGCGGCGTCGATGGCGGCGGACTGAGATTCCCTAGCTTGACTCTTGAGAACGCTCTTGATGAAGCGGATGACGCAAAGCTCCGCCCAGCGAGCGTTGCTCATTGCTTCCGGCTTTCCTGAGATGGTGGCGGCGAAGGCGGCGGCAATCCGCTGCTTCTGCTCAGTGGTGGCCCCCGTGATGTCGATTCCGAGGGCCATTATTTCTTCACCTCTTCGGCCTTGTCGATAGCGTCGTAGTACGCGATCAATTGACGAGTGACACGCGGAATGTAGATGACACGCTTGCATGCGGCGGCGAGGAGGTCGTACTGGGTGTCTTCCAGGGCAATCGTGCCGTTCCCCGCTTCGATGGCGTCGATGACTTTCTGGGCCTCCCTGATCTGGGAGACGGTCTTGAGTTCCCCGTAGTTGTCGAGGTGAGCTACCAAGGTCTTCTTGAAGGGAAACTCCTTCTCGCCGTCATCGAGCTTCACGACCACGTCCGCCGGGCAGGTAATCAGTCTCATTCAGCGTCTCTCCTATGCTGTATTATAGCTAATTCCCTATTGCATCACCGTCCCATAGGTGGTCACTTCCCAGGTGATGTTGGCCGCTATTCCGGTCAGTCTTGGGACGATAGTCCCGCCGCTGGCTACAAGGGTTGCGGTCGCGGAAGAGAGCGCGGTGTCCCCTTGGGCGGCCATGAGGTTCTGAACGGTCCCGATGAGAGCGGCGCTCCCGCCAACCGCTCTCTTAAAGGCGCAGCCCAACCTCCACACCTTTCCGCTCGTCCCGCTCTTGGCGACGATGACGCACTCCACGCTGCCTACTTTGTCCTCGGCGATAGAGATGGCGGCGGAGGTAGCGTCTACCGGAGTAGCGTTGGCTGTAGCCACTACCGCTGCCTTCTGGTCAAAGATCAGGCTCACGCTACCCCCAGGAGAACGGCCACGGCGCTAAAGTCCATGTCGCGTCTCAGGTATTCTTTCCGCTGATCGTCCGAGAGGAGGGCGTGGACGTCCTGCGGCCCCTTAGAGTATGTAGCCCCACAGTGGCCGCAGACAAAGCGATAGCTCTGCCAGGTGGTGTTGAGCGTGGCGACGGTCCACTCGTCGTAGCCGCAATCGCCACAGTGGGGACCGGCTGGGCCAAAGGCTGTCACCGTGCCGCCACTACCTCTCCAAGTGCCCGCCCCAGCGTTTGAGTAGAGGATGCCGCCGCCCGTGGGGTTGGTGGATGGATTGGTGCCAGCGTTGGCGATACCGATAACGCCAATGCCTCCGCCCATGCTTGGGGTAGCGCCGAAGTAGGTGTTAAAAGACCCCTGCCCGCCAGCGGCCACCCAGAAGGCCAGGGAGGTCGTGTAAGTCGCGTTCGTGCCCTGGACTGGGGAGCCCACAATGGCAAGCGTCGTTGCTCTCGTCACCGTGCTTGCGCCAGCGAAGGCGTGAGTGCGGTTGCGGATGAGGACGCTGCGCTGATCTGTGATCGCCCCCGTCGCGTGGGTCATGATCGCGTCAAGATCGAAGTCAACGTCCAACACTTCCGTGCTGGCCGTCTGTCCAGTATGCGCCGCTCCGACAAGAAGCCAGCCAGTGTCAGCGCCGCTCGTGTTGGTCGCCTGCGGGAAATAGTAGTTCGCGTCGCCAGCCGTGGAGGCAGGGTTGACCCCGTTAACGGCAAACCTGAGCGCGCCGCCACAGCTAATACCGATGGAGTCTTCGGCAACGCTGTAAATCCCTGAATTGGTATCCGTGCCGCTTGGGCAGAGCGCCGGGCTGCTGACGTTACCGCCAGAAACGCGGATAACCCCTTGGCACGTCGTTGTCGGGACAAGCGTAATCCCTGACGAGGAGATAGAGACCCGGTTGCCGCCACCAGTGGTGATGTCGAGGACGTTTGACCCGGTCGAGTAGATACCAGTATCGAGGTCCGCTTCGTTCGGGCATAGGCTGGGGCTGGCGGCAGACGTGCTACCGCTACCCCCGAGTTGCCCGTCGAAGCGCGAGACGCCAGAATCCACCCATAGGGCGTAAGTGTCCGTCAGAGTGACGCCGCTTCCCGTCGGAGCCCCTCCGATGTAGAGCGTCGAGGACAGGGAGATGCTCGTCACCGTCCCGGCGTCCGTAATGGTCGGCGCGTTAAGGGCGACCATGTTGAAGCCGGTAGCCGTGGTGATATTGGTGGAGCCAGAGATGGACACGTCTGCGTCGATGAGGACTTCGTTCCAGGTGGCTCCAGCCGCGCTTGCGATGGTGCGGGAGCCGTCTACGAGAAAACCTCCAGCCGTGGTGCCGCTACCCGTGAGGCGCACGGCTCCAGAGTCAACGGTGATGGTCCTTCCAGCCCCAGCTCCGCCACTGTCGTAGGCTTGGTCGAGCGTGCCCCCAGACCCGGAAGTGCTGACCCACCCGCCGTCATAGGCGTAGAGGATGTTGTTGGTGGAGTCCCAGACAAGCGGGATCTGCCCCGTGGGGATTGAGGCTGGAGTTCCTGAAGGGGTCCCAGCGCAGCTCTGGAGATGGAAGAAGCCTTCCGTGGCGTTGGTGGCTAGGGCGGACGTGCCGTGGGCGAAGCGGTAGTTTCCGCCCGTCGTCAGCCCACCTGTGGCCGCGATTTTCCAGTGAGCATTGGAGTTATCGGCGCTAAAGATGATCCCCGCAGGCGCGTTGGTCCCGACGTACATGCAGCCGCTTGAGTCGAAGAAGCGGTCCACTCCGTACTGGGCCAAGTACTCAACCCCGCTTACGGAGCCTAGAGTCTGGTTGTAGACCCCTGAGAGGTTCCCGATGTTCGCCGCGCTGTAGCGGAAGCGGAAGAGATAGTTCCCCGCGCTAGATGGAACGCCTACCGTCGTAAACCCAGTCGTCGTGGACTGTAGCTCCGCGTATACCGTCCCATCCGTGTGCGTAAGCCTGACCTGTGGGTTGGAAGCGTCGAGAACGTCCAGACGCCTATCGGGGCCAGTCGTGTTGACGCCGAGATTTGTGCCATCCCACGTCGGTCCTGTCGTAAGCACGCTTGACGAGTCGGTGACGACCACCCTAGACGCGGTAAGAGCCGTAGTCACGCTGCCGGCGAAGGTCACGTTCCCGGAGGTGTCGATGACGAAGTAGTCGTTCGTCCCAAGGGCCGTGCTTTTGCTGATCTTGAATTTGTCCGAGTCCGAGTTGTCCACTCCGATAGCCCAGGAGGTACCCGCCGTCATGATGGCGTAGGCGTCCCCAGAGCCCGCCGTGGAAAGCCCGAGGAAGGAACTTGCGCTTGCGCCGGAGGATGTATTCGTCCAGATGATGCCTTTGGAGCCATCAATGCTGGTTAGGCTCTGCATCGTCTGCGATGCGTTCGTGGATGCCGGGTTCAGGTTGAGGATGCCGGAGGAACTTACGAGAACATCCCAGTAGTTGTTCGCGTCGTAAGAGAGGCGGAGTTGCTTGCCTGCCGTGCTAGTGAGGCGCAGGAAGTTATCCGTGTCATCCCAGAAGAGGTTCGTATTGTCCTGGCTGACCAAGCCGCTAGCACCGACGAAGAGAACGGATCCCTGCGTTAGCTGTGGGAGGTAGAATCCACTATCCGTCACTCGCCAGATTTGGGTTCCGGACTGATACCAGCCGTAGTCGCTTGCGGCGTTCCTGACGAGGCCGTTGTCGCCCTCTCCACTGATGGCCCATCCAAGCGCAACCGTCGTAGTGTCGCCCGATGGAAGTTGGATTCTTTTCCCAGAGATAGGGTCTGGCAGTTGGGCCAGCGTGAGGGTAACGCCCCCGGTGGCCGGGTCCGTGTCCTCCAGAGGCTTAACTAGCTCGTTGTAATCGCACTTTGTATACAGGCTGTCCCTGACACCGTAGTACTTCTCGGGATCTGGACGCCAATAGGAGGCAACCAGAGTCTTAGGGGTATCCCCGTCTGGCGCGACCTCCGAGTATTTGCCCTTCTCCTCTTCCGCCATTACTCCCACACCTCAGCGCGTTCGAGGTCCCGAAGGATGCTTTCAAGCTGCATCCGCGTCTCTGGATCCACTCGGCCGGCGGCGCTGCGGAAGCGCCTAGCCATGCCTTTCTTGAGGAGCTGGTGCTGCGCTTTCACGCGCTCTGGATCTTGGATGCTGACGGGGAATCCAGCCGCCCGAGCGATAGCGTGCATGTAGGAGCGGTCGTAGGTGAGCGTCCCGTCCGGGTTTATAGGCGGCGTCGCCTTTCCCTGGATGGCAGCACTAATGCGAACGAGGCCGGAAGCCTCAAGAATCTCACTCAGAATCCGCATATGAGGGATCTGCTGGAAGAGGCTGTCCACGATGGGCTTTTGGGGGATGATCGACTCGATCTTGCCCGTGTCAGGATCGAACTGCCACACCGTCCCGTTGAGCGACACGAACTGATCCGGTGTCACCATCGGCTTTTCGGTGAAGAGGTCGTAGCCGCCGATGGACTCAACCGCGATCTTGACCAAGGGGTTATTGCGCGGATCCATGAACTGCGGAATGCCGCCAACGCCACCTAAGCTAGAGAACTTGGTAGCCTTCTCGAAAGGGTTGATGTTCCTCAAGTCTAGGAAGACGATGTTTCCTTCCTCGTCGCCCCCGATGGGGAGGTAGTTCCGGAAGCGGTTCGGCAGGCGGTCGTCACCCACCGAATCAATCATCATCTTGGCGAACTGATGCCAGAGGAAGGCTTGCTTGGTCCGCAGGAAGGGGAGCTGGAAGGCGAGCTGGAAGACGGTCTTCGAGAACGTCCAGAAGGGAATGACCCTGCGGATATACTCCCGCTCGATGGGGTGAAGCCTCCCGTAATTCCCGAAGAAGCCTTCCATCCGAGAGACGACCTGCTCTGCAATGTTCGCGTAAGGCTGAAGCGCCCTCTTCCTCGCCTGAAGCTCCGATAGCCTAGCGATATCGGGCAGCTCGTAGACTTTCGAGCCGAAGTTTTCCGCCAGCGTCTTCCCAGTCTGTTGCTCCAGGCGCGTTACCGCGGCCTCCATCTGAGCCTTGAGGTCCGCGATACGTCCCTCGGCCTTGGACGGGTCGAGATTCGACAGTGCCTTCTCACGGGTAATCTGTGTCTGGAGATTGGCGATCTCCTTCATCGTGAGGTCCGCCTGGGACTGGACCGTGCCAGGCATGACCTTGGCGCGGAGTTTGTAGGTCCTGTCGACGTCCCCACGGAGAGCGGCCTGGATGATGTCGTTCTGGCCCTCGGTGGCCTTGAGGATCTTGCGCGTCTCCGTCAAGGCGTCCAAGGGAAGCCCGAGGACTTCACTCCGAGCCTTCATGAGGATAGCCACCGCGTCGGTGGCGGCTTCCTGAGCGACGAGGGCGGCGGCAGTCGTGTTATTGAGCAGGGCTTCACGCTCGGCGATCTCCTTGCTGGCCGTCGTCAGGAAGACCTGCCGAGCCCGCGTATCCGTGATCTCGGCCATCTTCTCGGCGGCACGCCTTAGAGGGCGCTGCGCTTCCATCCAGGGCCTAGCAAGGAAGGACGATGGGCTACCAGCCTCAGCGCCCAACATCGACTGCATGGCTTCGCCAGGGATATCACGGCTGCTCATCGCCGCACGCTTCCCAAGAGGGGAGTGCCCGCCGAAGAAGAGCATGGCGGCGTTGCCGATCAGGTTGTTCACGTAGTAGCGCGGCATGAAGGTGAGGATCAGGTCGCGCCAGGTATCGAGGACGGAGTCGTAGAAGCGCCAGAAGCCACGAGGCCCCGTCACCATCTTGTCCATGACGTAGGCGAACTCTTCGGGGACCTGGACGAGGACGTTCTTCGGGTCGTCTAGAGCGGCCTTGAGATCGGCCTGGAGGAGGTCGACCTGCGCCTCAAGGTCAGCCTTCGTGCGCTTGATCCCCTCGTAGATGGCCAGGCCATCGTCGGCCTGCCCAGCCTTCTTGAGCGCCTGACGGGCTTCGTTCACCCGCTGAAGGAGCATCGTCTGGGCGTTGACGACGTCGTTCTCTACGTAGCGCTTGAGGAGCGGCGGGACGATGCGGTAGCCCGGGTCCGCCTTGAGGCCCTTGAGCGGCTTCCCGTAGCGAAGTGTCGATTCGTTCCAGAAGTCGATAGCGGCGCGGAGACGCGCCTGATTCATCATGCTCCGCGCTTGCCAGATGTCCGGGTTCTTGACGTAGACGTTCTGGCCCGTGCGGTGCTGGAAGCGGCTCTGCACCCCCGTAGCGTGGCTCTTCGGGTCTCCGCCTCTGAGTGACTCGAAAAGCTCGTCCAGGGAGCCAAGGATAGTGCGCTCCGTCTGGAAGGGGCGGTAGATGGGGTTGGTCGGTATGCCCCAAGGGTTCTGCCCAGAGACCCAGGCTTTAGCGGCCTCAAGAGCCTCGTCGCTCATGAGGAGGTCTTCGCCTTGCCTCTTGAAAAGCTCCCCCTTGAAGTGGCCTTTCTCGTGGAGCTTGAGGGCGACCTGCTGGAGGCGAGCGGTTTCCATCCGCTGCTCATCCATCACGCCCCAGTCGAGGAACTCCCGCTCGTTCGTCTTGACGTTGTCCCACCAAGCGTTCGCCCGCTCGAGGAGCTTCGGGTCGTCGATGGCTGACATCGGCATGAAGCCGTCGATCAGGTCTTCATGGACGTCTCGGAGCTTCTTTGGGACCGTTCGGGAGATCATGGCGCGGTAGTCGATCTCAGCACGCTTAACGTGTTCTAGCTGCTTCGCGCCGGCGAGAGCGACCGCCTCGCGGCCAAGAGGCGTGAGCGCCTTCGCCCGCATGAGATCCCCGATGTAGGGGGTCTTCTCCAAAGCCCGCGCCGTCAGCTCGAAGGGCTTCTTCATCATGCGGCCCGGGTAGCTCTGGATGCTCTGCCCGAGCCTGGCGATCTGCTGGCCTTCTTTTGCTCCGAGCTTCATGGCGGCCTTGCCGCTCGCCTTGAGCGCGCCGCCCGCGAGGTCAAAGACCGTCAGGATGTCGAGCATGACGGAGAATGGATGCTTATAGAGGGCTTCCCCGAAGCCTTGGTCGTAATGCTCAACCATCCCCTTGAGGACGGTGCGAGTAGTCTTGTCCAGTTCCCTAGTCAGCAGCTCAGGATTCTTGGCGAGGTCGTCGAGCCATTCGTAGTTCTTGACGATCTCGCTGCCCGCCTTCCAAGCGACCTTGATTGAGGCGGGGAGGGCGACGAAGAAATCCTCAACGTCCCTGGCGAAGTTCTTAAACCAGCCAGAGACAGTCTTCGTATGCTCGACCTTTGGACGCTCGGGGAAGGGGACCGCCGTAGAGGGGGCGCTATCGTCCACGTCCGGAGCGAGATCCTGCTGCATAGAAGGGATCTGCATGGCGGGGAGCTTCGGGAGCTGGAGCGTGGGGAGCTGAAGCTGTGGCATCTGGCCGTAGCCAGCATCGCCGCGATTGTCCTGTCCCTGCGGACCCCTCTTCTTGGGAAGCCCGGTACCAGTGGCCTCGAAAGGCTTTACGCCCCGATACGGACCCTGAGGCAGGAGGGGCGGCATTAGGCGAACTGATCCCCAATCAGACTACCGAACATCCGGCTCTGCCGCTGGTCCTTCGGCTGCGTCTGCTGACGCTGCTGAAGCATCCGCTGGAGCGACGGGTCGTCAAGCTGAAGCAGCTTCTTCATGAGGTCTCTGGAGGCGGCAGACTTCTTGCGGGTGGCCTCGTCCATGGAGGTCCGCTCAGTCTCCGACTCCTGCCCCGCAAGGGAGCGGAGGAGATCCGCCATCTGGTCCTGCTGCTTGAAGCCGAATTCCCGGTCGAGGTTCGCCTGACGCTGCGCCATCTCCTGAGCGCGGCGCTCCGCTTCCATCTGGGCCATACCCTGCTGCGCCTGCATCGAGCGGAAGTCCCTCCGCCCCTGCATACGCCCATGAACCTGGGCATCCTGAAGGCCCATCACGCGGCCTTCCAGCATCTCCTCCCGATGCGCCTGGTCATCGAGGCCAAGGACCATGGCGGCTGAGGTCTGCGGAGGAACCCCGGAGAGGTTCATGAGCGCCATGGCGATGTAGTCCCAAGCGCTTGGCTGCTTACGCTGCATCCTGGCGTCGTCGAGTGCCCGCTGCGCGTTAGAGAGGGCTTGGTCGATCTCAGGGGTACCCTCGAACTCCTTCTTGAGAGCTAGAGTCGCCTTCTCGTAGTCGTCCTGCGCGATGCCGTACTGCCTGACGGAATCCTGCACGGCCTCGTTGATGCCAGGAGGAACGAACTGGCCGAAACCCTGCATCTGGGCAGCCTGGTCTTCGCCAAGCTCTCCAGCCTTCCACGGGCGATCCTGCGCGTCTAGGCGCTGGAGAAAGGATGGTTCACCCTGGCCCTGAGGGGTAGGGGCCTGCTGCTGCGGGACGGGGCTGCGACTTGCGCTTTCACGCTCATCCTTCACCGGGAGCCCAAGGACGGGGTTGATAGCGGATTTCGCCTCGTCTCCAAAGATTGCCCCGATAGCATTACCAGCAAACGAGTCGGCATCGGGGGCTACGCTGCTCATGGCGAGAGGCTTAGGGCCGATCTGCTGAGTCGCTGCGGGCATCCGAGCCCCAAGCTGCGCCCTCAAATCACCAGGGCCACCCTTGCCCATATCCAAGAGAGCCTTCATCAGGGCTTCTTTTTCGCCCGGGACCGGGGCCGTTGGCTCCTGTGGCTCAAGATCTGGTGGCCCGCCCTCTGGCAACCTCACTGGAGGCGTAGAAGGCTGTTCCTGCTGCTGTAGGAGCGCGAGGAGAGGGTTTCGGTTAGGCTGTCTCGCCTGAAACGGATTGCGAGGCATCGGAAGCTCCTACCAAAAGTTCTGCCGATAGGCGTTCGTGGCCCACTGGGGGGCCTGCGGCTGAGGAGCCATCGCACCCATAGCCCAAGCGCCAAGGCCAGCGTTGGCAAGCCCAAGGCCGAGATCAAGCGCCATCGCCATCCGCTGTTGCTTGAGCTGCTTCTTGAAGGCACTCATCCCCTTGCCAGCGAGAGACGCCGCCTCCTGAGCGCCAGCGAGACGCCGCCCCGCCGAGCGGTCGAAGTGGGCGAGATCCCCTTCGCGGATAGAAGAGTCACCAAGTCCACGGGCGAAGAGAGACTCCTCAAGCTGGCGACGACCCCTCGCGCTATCTTCCTGCGTCTGTGACAGGAAGCGGTTAGCCTGGTTCCTCTCGTATCGCGCCTGAGCCTTCCCGAGCTTCTTCTGGGTCTTGTAGTTCTTGTGGCCCATCGCGTACTTGCCGGCCGTGCCCAGCAAGTTCAGCCCCAGCATGGCGATAGCTGGCGATACCATCTGCTTCCCCTCCTACTGACTGCTCTGCGTCTGAAGAGGCTCCGCGTAAGCCTCGATCCTATAGAGCGTCACGTCCTGCCCAGAGGCGTTGTTCGTCGCCCTTATTCTATGATAATTCGCGGGAGTCGAGTCGGCCTCGAAGCGTTTTACTGGCCCCTCAGTAGAGACGTTCATGGTCCCGCCTAGAGAGCGGGCCGTCCCGTCCCCATACTGCTCAAGAGACAGTGAGAGAGAGCCTGTATTCTTCGCGTGGACGAAGATAGAGTGCATCCGCTTCTGGGCGTTCCCGTCCGCGAAGTCGATGTCGGGAGTCTCCCAGTAAAAGTCGATGGCAGAGCCGTCGTCATTCGTTCCGTTCTCGTCCTCCCAGACCAGGACGCTAGATCCAGCTTTCCCTAGGAGGAGTCTCCCGTCCGGGTGGTTGGCGTAGACCCTGACGGCCTTCCCTGTATTAAGCCCCCAGACGCCCCGCTCAACGTCCAAGATCAACTCGCGGTTATTCGTCGTCCCAGACGCGGGGTAGGCGATCCGAATCGTCTTCTTGTAGCGGCCAAGCGCGATAGTCCCCTTGTTCGGGATGGCGTCGTAGGTAGGCCATACCGGGTCGTCCATGCGGACGGGGTTACGACCATTGATGCCGAAGATCCCCTTCGGGGTTGCCACCACCACGAAGTTGTCGTAGGCGAGCATCGCGGTATTGGAGAGCGCGGGGTACGAGAGGATCTTCTTCGTGACGAAGTCAAACGGAGAAGATCCAAAGATGCTGTAAATCGCCCCTTCCAGGCTGCCCGCGACGTTGCTGATCTTGCTGACCAGCATGAAGTCGCCGGCCGAGCAGATGCCGTTCACCACGTAGCCATCGCCCTTGTTGAAGCCGATAGACACGCAGTTGTCCGGGTTCGTGGTCGTGTCCCACAGCTCCGGGTTGTTGAGGCCGCTGCCGTTTACGCGGCTGGCGTCCGATGCCGCCCCTGAGTAGTCATAGCCTGGTCCAGCGATCCAGAGCCGACCCTTGTGGACAGCCGTGTACTTGCCGTTTGGAGGAGGGCTCCCACCCAAGCTCGCCGTAGCCCCAGAGCCTGTCCACTTGTAGGGACCTCCGCCAGTATTGCAGATGATGAAGAGGTCGTTAAACATGGTCATGCTGACCATGGTGTCGGAGGTAATCGTTGGCCCGCTGATCGCGGACCATGTCCCAGAGGTGATGTCGTAGAGAGCCGTTCCGACGCTCGCTAGAATCTTGGTCGTCCCAGCCGAGGTCGTCGCCCCAAAGAGCCCAGAGCAGAAGTTTCCACTCTGGGTAGAGCCCGTGAACTTGATGTACCCCTTGCGCTTCTTGACGCAGCCGACTTCCGTGGGATCAAAGTTCTGGGCGTCAGGGGACTGGTTGGCCCCTAGCCGATGAGCCGGGAAGCGCGTCACCAGGCCCCCGTCGAAGCCTTGCGCTGTAAACTGGGCAAATCCTTCGTCGATAGGCATTAGATGTAGGGGGTGTAGATCGAGAAGTACTCGTCCCGCTGAATACGCCTCATCTCCCTCTTAGCTTCGAGCTTCTTCCCCTCGTAGAGCCCAAGCTGGATCTGCGCTTCATCCTCACGGCCAAGCTGGAAGAGCGCCTGGGCTATGGCATGGTGCAGAAGCGTCTTGTGCCAGCGCTGGGGGATAGCGGGCTCCGCCGTATCCGACGAGAGCTGCGGCGGGACGTAGAAGTAGTTCATGATGAGGTCTAGGCGGTATACGGGGAGGGTGGCAGTTCCTGGGTTGTGGGCCGCAGCCGTCGTTCCGCCCTGACCGCGCACGCAGAGCGTGAGATCGTTGTTGGACGTGTCTTGGCCTTGGTGAAGGATCTGCTCGCTGTCGATCAGAATCATCCCGCCGTTCGAGTGGAACTTCGTTACGTCTCCAACCTGGATCGTGGTGGCGGAGCTTGATACCGTATTACTGATCGTGGACGTGTTCGACGAAGTCCCGGGAGGTGGGCCAAGCCAGAGGCAGTTGTCGACGATGGTGTAGGCGACCGGGCGCGTCGAGGTAGCATCCCAGTCGAAGTACCCAGCCCTCTGAAAATCCTTCGGACTCATGTAGGTCAGAGGATACTCGCCGTTCTGGTACCAGTGGACCGTCTTTGGCTTGATGAAGTCGGACGGGAGGGCGTAGCGGAACTGCTTGGCCGTGACGTAGTAGCCGTATGGCCTCCAGAGCGGCTCAACCGTCGTGGTCCAGTCCTCTAGCGCGTTGTTGATGTACGTGCCCGCGACTGCGGAGGTAATCTGCTTCCCGTTGGGGGCGTTCACCCTCCGAAGCAGCTCCGTGCGGAGAGCGGAAAAGGCCGTCATGCAACCTCACCCTGCTTGGCGTAAAAACGGTCAAGCATCTCGAATTCCTTGTGGATGGACGTGGCTTTGAGCGGGAGTTCGCTTTCGATGCCAGAGGCGTCCCGAAGCGTCACCCAGTCAGGACACCAAAAGGGAAGCTCGTTGAGCGCCCGGTTTACGCGGACCTTGAGGCAGGTGTAGTAGTCCTTCACCTTCTCATAGGTCTCATCTTCGCGCCCTTCTTCCTTCCTGACCTCTTCGAGCTTCGAGCGCATGTACTCTTCGGAGAAACTGTTATCGCTCCCGACAGTGACGATGCGAGGAGATCCCATAAGCATCGCCATGCCCATCGCCCCGATGAGCGAACAGCCACGATGCAGGATCTTGAGGTTCTGGACGTCTTCAGGCAGCTTCTTGGCCGGCTCCCACAGATAGACGTCTGGCTCGTAATGCTCCGCCCAGTTCTCGACGCCAATCTTGATGGCGGCTTTGGCATTCGGATGGTCCTTGTAGAGGCGATAGGCGAGGGCGTCGATGAAGAACCAGTACTCCGCTTTGACCTTCGTGATGGCGGAGTTGATGGCGATACGGAAGCTGTGCGGGTGCGGCTCCGCCAAGTACTTCTCCGCCTTCTTGACCGACGGCCCAGGGCAGATAATGAAGCAAAGCTCCCTGACGTGCTTGCCGTAGAGCTGGCGGGCGAGGGGATTCAAAGGACGTCCTCCAGCTTCACTTTCGGGACAGGCAAAGCGCCGTCCGAGGCGTCGAGGATCTCAACTTCACGCTCATACCACTGGGGCTTGTCGGGGCCAAACATGTCCCTCATTCTGGCTCGGGAAACGTATAGAACGGCATTCGTCTTCAGCCCCTCAAAGCCCTTGGGCTCGTAGCCGTCGAAGTAGCGGTCAATCGAGAAGTCGCAGCCAACGCAGACGATCCGCTTCGCGCCCATGCGGACGAGGAGGTGAAGGGCGGTAGAGAACGTGGATTCATTCCAGTAAATCGGACGGTCTTCCTTGACCTTCCAGCGAAGAGGTTCGCCGGCCGTCTCAAGGAGATAGGCTGGCTCGTTCTCAAGAGCCTTTGTCACGTTAAGGCCAGCGTTGATGAGCTTCTTCGCGGCGATGGCGTTGGGATGCTGAGAGCAGAGATTCCAAGCTACCGCGTCGATAAACGCCCAGTAGTCTGCTTTAACCCGCTCAATAGCCCTGTTGATAGCGATGGTCACTCCAGGCAGCTTTTCGGGGCAGGAGTTGAGACTAGGGCCGCTGCCCACCAGGAAGGCCGTCTTACCCTCCAGGGTCCCGTAGAGAGAGCGCATGTCGAGGAATGGAGCGTCGGGTCGACGGCGCTTGACCGCCTTCCACGTCGCTGGATACATCTTGTTGGACCAGACGGTGATCCCCTGGGCTTCCAGATCCTTCATCTGGGCCTTGCTCATCACCCCATCAGCGATGAGGGCCGTCCCGACGTCCTTCGGTAGGCGCATAAAGGGATGGGCTGAGTTCCCCCAGCCCACCCGGATTCGCGCCTACTCGAACTGGATGTACGCCTTGCCGCTCGTCGCGGTAGACGTAGCAACCGTCGCGGCCCAGCCGACCTGACGCTCCAAGAAGCGCTCCAGGGCCGTCTGAGTGACCTGAGTGTTCGCGGCTCCCAGGTCGATGTTGATGGACATGCCGTCCTGCGAAGCGTTGCCGGCGGCGTAGAGGTACTCACCCTTACGCCAATTGAGGCGCGTCCCGTTCGCCTTCTTCAGGGTCGCCTCGTAGCCAAGCACCTTCACCCAGCCGTACTTCGTGTCACCGAGTACGGACTGGTAGACGCCGCACGCGAACGCCGAGTCCACGTCGGACACGTCCATGCCGACTTCCCAGATGTTGCCAAGGGTCTGACCGCGATAGGCGATGCCGCCCGCCGCCGCCGTGACCGTCGACTCGTTCTGGTAGACGTAGCGGTACTTCTCGCACCCGCGCCCGGACGTGGAGGACTCTTCCTCGCGCACCGTCCCAAGTGCGTAGCGCTGAATGCTGTCTCCGGTCGTGGTGACGTCCTCACCAAACGACTGGACAGCGTGACCCATTCTGCCGATAGCCATTTCTTCAGTCTCCTTTCTTCGCCCACCGTTAGGAGGGCTTGATCTTCGACAGCACCGACATCATCCGGCGGTTCGTGCAGAGCAAGTTGCCCGTGAACGTGAGCCGCTGGACATGGATGTCCTGGTTGATCGGCGTCGGCAGCTTCGTCACCGTCATGTTGTCGTCCTCGTGGACGTACAGGAACAGGTGCTTGCTGTTGAGCAGGAACATCCAGTTATCGTTCGCGCTCGACCCGGTCCCGGGAGAGTGCGAGTCGAAGAAGATCGGCACGCCGTTGAAGAGCAGGTACTTGAAGCCACCGGAGCCCGTCGCCCCCTCGCCGTAGCGCTGGTTCGAGGTGAGGAGCGCCCAGTACTTCTTGTACATGGCCTTGTTCGTCACCAGGATGTCAGGCATATCCGAGCCAATCGTGGCGTCGAGGTAAGCCTGCTCCAGGCGCGAAAGCGACAGGTTGGTCGACGTCGCGTCCACGTCCGCCGCCCAGTTCGAGAAGTCCGTCGGGCTGATGTTGTGGTGCGTGGTGGACGTCGAGCCAAGGTTCCGGAGACCCGTGAGACCCGTCGCGCTGTCGCCGTTCGTCGAGAAGAGATCGGTCGACAGCATGTCGGCCATCTTGAGGTGCGCGTTCCGGGTCTTCGACTCGATCAGGGACACCTTGGCCGAATCGCCGCTGTTGAGCAGCATTTCGTGCCGGCTCAGGATGACGTGGACGTAGTACAGCTTCCACGCCGCCTTGAGAGCCGTGTCCGTGTCGGTCGGGTTGACGTTCAGGTTGTCATAGCGGGTGTACGAGCCACCCGCGCTGATCTTCTGATACATCAAGTCGACCTGGATGTCAGCGCCACCCCGACGCATGACCTGATCCGTCTCCTTGAGGTGGTAGAACAGAGGAGCATCCCCGTAGATGTTGTCCTCCGCGAACTCCTCAAGCAGATTGGTCGTCGTGGAGACGACCTGATCGCTAAAAGGGAGAGCCATCGTTTAACCTTTCCTGGCGTTCTTCTGCCAGAAGCTCATCGCCGTTTCAGTTCGGTCAGCCGGGCGCATCTTGGAAGTCGGACCTTTCTTAGGGGGAGCGGCCTGGGCTGTCGGAGAAACCGTCCCGAGAGAACGTGCCTTTCTCCCGTTCTGGATCTCCTTCTCCTTGATCTGCTGGCCCTGCTGAAGGGCCTGCGCCTGGAGAGCCGCGGCCTTCTTCTCCTTGAAGAGGTGGGCGTACGCCGTATCAAGGATCTCTTCGTAGGACCATCCGGCGTTTTTCAGCTTTTCGGTCCTGTCCGTGACCCACTGAGTGATGTACTCCTCGTCCTCATCCGAGAGGTCCGGGTGCTGGTTGCGGAACGTCTCTACCGCCCGTTCCTGCTTGATCTCTTCCATCTGGGCGGAAAGGCTCTCAACTTGATCGAGTCGAGGGTCATTCTGAACCGCGCCCTGAACGGCCTGTTGCGGCGTCTGCCCGGCGGCATAACGTCTCCGCACCTCCATCCAGAGCTGAGGGTCATTCCTGACAAACTCAAGCAGTTCTTCACCAGCGGTCCTCTTCGTCTGAAACTCAGAGAGTTGCTGACGGGACCGCGTGAATTCGCCGTGCAGACGCTTGAGGTCTTCGACCCCCCGCGTCTTCCAGCTCTGCTCGTCGTACTCGGTATCTCCGATCTTCACCTTCCAAGGCTGCGAGACCGGAGCGCCTTCCGCCACGTTGCCCTGCGTAGCGGGAACCTCTGGCGCGGGAGCCTGTCCCCCCTGTGGGACCTCACCCGCCGTCTCGTTCCCCTCCCCGCTGGCATCCAACATCCGCTTCCCCTCTTTCCAAGGCCCGTTGCCTGGCTGACCTTTGGGAGGCTCTTCAAAGGGGGCCTCCCACGCCCTCTTCTATGCGCTAGTGAAGTTGCTTGATCGCGTGGAGGATTCGGCTTCCGTTCGGACTATGGCGCTTGTTGTCATTCGCCATAGGCTTGCCGCCGAGCCGCCCTCCTCGATCCCTGAGTTCAGCGATCCCGCCTGGGTTGGTCTTCTTGAGCGTGGAGAGAAGACCCTTCACGTCGAGGTCGCCTTCGCCCGCGCGATACTTCTTGCTCATGCCGCACCTTCCTCGTAGACCGAGAAGCTGACGTCGCCTTCGCCACCCTGCCTGGATCTCTGAGCGATGCGCCTCCGGGCGTCAGCGAAGTAGTTCGGACTCTCTCCTTCCATGGCCTTCGCCTGCTGTTTCGCGGCCTGGTTGGAGTTGTAGATTGACCGTGCCGTTCCAGCCGCTCCGCCAGCGAGAGAGGCCCCCAGCGCCGCGCCGCCGGCCGTCCCAAGCCCCGGGAGGAGCAAGGTTCCAAGAATCGCGCCGAGCGCGGTCGCGCTCCCAACGATGATCGGGTCCTTGTAGCGGCGGTAGCCCTCGTAATACTGGTCCTTCGCCCGCTGGCCCCACTCGCTCGTAGAGTCGAGGCCCTTCTTGACATGCTGGACGGAGGACTGAACCCCCTGCTTCACCTTGTCTAGAGCCCCGCTGAAGAAGTTCTTAGCCCTTTTCCTGTATCGCTTGAGTCCCATGGCTGTTTCCCCCTCCGGCCAGAGCCGTTAGTCCCTCGCGGCAGGACCGCCCGGGAAGCTCTTCCCGTGCGGCTTGCCACGGGAGCCCGAAAGCGTGGGCGAGGCGATGCCCTTGGGCAGCCCCTTGCACGCGCCCTGCTTGGGAGGAATGCCCTTGCCGCCGCTGCACGACGGGACCCGGAACTTCTTGCTGTCCTTCATGACCTTCTCCTATGCCGCTTCTTGTTCGGGCGGCGGCTCACCCACAAGCTCTTCGGCACTGCCGGGTACCTGAACACCTTCAGGAGCGACTCCCTGCTGCGCCATCATCATCGCCATCTGTTGCTGCTGCATCCGAGCCATGACCTGCTCCCACTTCGGCCACGCGGCCGACTTGAGAAGCTCTTGCTGGTCGATAGCCCCACGGTCAAAGAGGGTGATCGCCTGCTGGAACCTCGCCGTCTTAGAGACCGGGAGGGTCGAACCCGCTCCGATGCGGATGTCAAACTCCGCGTCGGGCGGAATATGGTTGCTTGTCTCGTCAAAGATAGGCTGCTGCGCGGGCTCCCCAGTCTCGGGGTCAATAACGGGCTGCCCGTCCTCACCAGGGGGAACAGGCTGCATGCCCACTGGCTGATTGATTGAGAAGAACTGGGCCGGCTGCTGAAGCGTCTGGGCTTCCTGGTCGCCCCCGACGATGCGGAAGATCCGCATTCCCGTGTAGTGCTTCTGGATGAATTTCAGGAAGATGTGTCCAGCTCGTCTAAGAGACGACTCCATGAGCCGGACCTTGAGTCGGAGACGGGTGTTGGCGGATTCGGCCAGGATTTCGAGGGCGACACCGGCCTCCACGCCTGTCGGGTTTTTTCCCTGGACGATATCCACGTTCCCGAGGATCGTGTCAAAGTCAGCCTTGTCTCTATCGTTGACGCTGAAGAGGCCCCCGAGGTCCATCTGGGGCGAAAGAATGCCCACAGCCGCCGGGCCACCCTCCGCAGGAATGACAAGATTAGGCTTGGCCTTGATCGTCTCATGGTCGACCCCCGCCGAAGGATCAACCACCATCATCGGCATCGCGCAGTGACGAAGGATGTCGAGGATCATGCCGCGACGACGGTTGATCTCGTACTGAAGACTCTCGACGTGCTGCACTTCTCCGGTCGCCCAGATGGTCCAGGGGACCGGGTAGTCAACGAAATGGACGAAGGGGGGAGTGTCGAATTCCGACTCCTCGTCCTCAAGAAGAACTTTGTTGGCGATGACGGTCTTTCGCCACACGCCCGTCATGGGATCGCGCTTCCAAGACTCCATGACGGTCGCGGACTGCGGCGGAGCGTTTTCCGTGTTCGATTGGGAACCCGATGGGTAGGAGTACGTCTGCCCCGTAGTAGCGCGGACCTCAACGGGCTCACCGCGCCCCTTCACCTTCTGGGGCATATGGGGACGGTTGACAAGGATCGTCCCGTCTTCGACCCCAGCCTTGACCATGTCGGCCTTTTCTGGGTAGGTCGCCTTGATCCACGAGAGCGGCATCTGCTCGACGTGGTACATCTCCGTCGCGTCGTCGATGCTGGTGGCTTCAGGGTTGAAGAACATGTTCGTCGGGTCGATGTTCTTCACCACGATGTCCCCCAGGCCCTGCCTGGCCGAGGGATCCCACATGACCTTCCAGAAGCCGTTTCCGAAGATGAGCGCGTTGAGCATCGTCTTCGGGAGGAGTACGTCGCAGTTGCAGTACTCCCAGAGCCACTCGATGACTTTCCCGATGACTTGGGCGATAGAGTCGTCCTCTGGCTCACGCGGGATGACGGCGATCTGCGGCCTGTTGTCGGTGATGATGGGAAGAATCGAGTTGATGGCCGAGAAGACCATGTTGATGGTCGGGGTCGACTGCCACTCCTCGTAAGTGGCGCTATCCCAGTGCTGGTCGCCGTAGAGCATGGCGTAGCGGCGCTGATCCGCCGGGCGGCACATGATCCACTTGTGATTGCGACACTCCTGGTAGCGCTTCCACCTGGAGCGGACGATCTCCTGCACGTCCTTGGGCTGGTCCGCGAACGTCTCCGAAGCGGCGTTGTGGACGTCGTTGTTCGGATCGCCCTTGCTGGCGTACATCGCGGGACTATCGACTCTGTCAGCCATTACTCACCGTGGTTATTCCGGTCGTCTCCAAGGCGCTCAAGCGGGAAGGGGTCCCGCCTGCACGGGCCGGGGGGCGGCAGGTGCGGATAGCGACGGGAGAAGTCCGCGAAAGCGGCGTCCACGTCCCTTGTCGTTTCTAGGCGCTGCCCTTTCCTGAAGAGCGGCTTGAATTGACCCTTCGTCTTGTCGGACATGGCGCGGTCGCGCACAAAGGCGTCGAGGTTGAAGCTCATCCCGAGCTTCGCCCAGCCCTTCTTGCAGACGCCGCACTTAATCCGCTTGGGGATCTTCGACATCGGAGCGACCCGCTCCGTCTGATGCTCGCCATGGAAGAAGGAATAGATCGGCATGGCTATTCCCACCTCGGCCTAAAGGACCAAGCGTCACGGGTAGCCTTGGGTTTGGCGAGCGCCGCCGCGTGAGACTCCATCTGAGCCGTGAGCTGCTTTTCGAGGGCTGTGGGCTCAGGGAGTGTGCCGCCAAGCACGACGGGTCCATCCGTCTTGAGCGCCGCCTTGTTCTGACTCTTGACCTTGTAGCGCCCCTGGACGACTTCTGAGACCAAGGCGTACTCAACCGAGTCCGTCCCGTGGTCGTAACCAGGCGCGGGCTCGTCGCCGGCATTCCGGTCGACTTCCTTGCCCTTCTGGTCCATGACGCGGACGCGGTCGTCATCTCCAACCACCGTGTAGCGCTTCCACTTGCGGCTCTCGAAGTCCCCGAGAATCCCAGGGCAGGCGCGGGAGATCCGAAGAAGCGGCTTCCCCTCCTCGTCCCGCGCCAGGAGAAGCTCGTTGAGCGTGTCGATGCGGAAGCGAATCCAGCTAACGCCCGTCGAGAAGCGCTTGCGGGCCTTAAAGAGGTTGCGAAGCCCACACTGCTGAAGCTCGATGCTCTGCTGCTTGCCGGATGGGTCGTACCACCAGCGTTTAACGCGGTGAAAGAGCTTGCAGCGAGCCTTCATGTCCTCGACGTGCTTCTTCATCGAGCGAGGCTCGCCCTGCCAGTAGTACTCGTCCACGATATGCCAGGTATCTCCAACGCGGGCGAGGAAGCTGACCACGAAGGGATCGTTCACTCCGAAGTCAATACCAGCGATGATTTCCGCGTCGGCGGGCACGTTCGCCGCCGTGTAGTCGCTACGATGCGTATCGCGGTCGAATGAGCGGTAGACCAGGCCCTCAAAGCCGCAGACTTCGCCGTACAGCTCGCGCCGAGCGATGACAGGGTCCTTGAGCATGTACTTTTGCTCAAGGGTCTTGATGAGGTCTTCCTTCAGGTGCGTGTTGTCGAACGTGGCGCATTGGATGACCGCGATTGAAGTATCTGGCTTCACCCCAATGGTGTCGCAGTAGAGGTCGGTCGGCTCGTGATCGTTCAGGATGAGCTTGTTGTCGACGCGCCGATACTTGTGGTCGTGGTAGAAGTTACGGCAGCGACCGCATCGTGCGGCGCGGGAGATGATCTCGGTGTAAGTCCAGTGAGACTTAGTGCTGGGCGAGGTCGTGATGATGATGACCCCGTCATTTTCCATGACGCGGCCGAGGACGATGTCGTAGACCTCGGGCTTCATGTTCATGGCTTCGTCAAGCCACGCCCAGGCGGGAGCCGCGCCGCGCAGACGGTCAGGGTGTTCGCCGGAGTGGAACTCCACGATGTACGCCTTCGCGGGCATTCCCTTGAAGGGCATCATCTGGCAGTTCGGGGGGCCGTCGTCGGAAGCCCTCTTGTAGCGGAGAAGCGCACCGCCGGCCGCGTTGATGAAGAGACGGCGAGGGACGCGGCCCATGTTGACCGTGGGAGTGACGATGTAGCCGAGGTTCGGCAGCTTCTTCGACTCGTAGATGAGCTTCAAGCACTCAAAAGCGCCCGCGAAGCTCTTTCCGCTACGGATACCCGCCAAGAAGAGGACGATCTTCGCCCCATTCCTGATGGCCTCACCGAAGACCTGCTGCTTGGGGTGCGGATCGTAGGAGATCCGGAGGGATGGATTCTTCGGGGCGCAGTTCTTGTAGCGCCTCGGCTGGTCGATTTCCTCGTCCGGAACAGGGACTCCGACGAGCTTTTCGCTCGCGGAGAGCGGCTTCGTGCGAGGACGCCCTACGGGACGCTTGAACGAGACTTCAAGCCCGGTCTTTTTCTTGTAGGTGCGGCGAGGCTTGGGTTCCGGGGTAGCCGGTGGAGAGGAGAGAGTCTCCCCACCGGCCTTGGCCACAGTCTCCGGATTGCTAGGGGACGCTGGTTTCCCCGCAACCGGGCTGGTTTCCGGCTTCGCTTCTTCCCCCCGCTTCTCTACGCCGTCTGGGATCTAGCTACCGCTCACCTCCAGCGTCTCTCTTCTCTCTCTCTGCTTTCGTCGTATGAGATTCGATGATGACTTCCTTGAAGTCCTTCTCCTTGGGAGCGTTGCCGTGCTTGATTATACCCTTCATGCGGGCGAGTAATTCAAGGGCCTTGAGCCTATCGGCGTCCTTCTCCGCGCCCGTAGCGATGGAGATGACGTAATCCTCGATCTCCTCGACGGACATCGTGCGGAGCTTGTCCGTATCGAGCTTCACTTCTTCCCCTCAGCCGCGAGATACTGATCCCGCGTGAGAGAGAGACCACCAAGATAAGCCGCCGCCAACGCCTTCTCTTCCTCGGCGAGCTTTGCCGCCGCCGAGATCGCCGCGTTTCGCTTCTTCTCGTTGTCCTTCGCCTGGTACACCGGGAGCCAGCGATTAACGCCGATGCGCCCGAAGTGATAAGCGAAGAACCCCAGCGGGGCTCCGAGGATGAAGCCCACGATGAGCGCTACGCCCACTAGGATCAAGGTCACTTCAGGGCTTCCTCTTTCACGTCCAGACAGAGGCGGTCGATGTCGCGCTGGTCCTGCTCGTCCGTGAGGACCATGTTCGCAATCTTGCCTTCACGATTCTCGAAGTAGCCGTAGTCGACCATGAGCTGCATCAGCCGGCGCTCAAGGGCAGCGCCCTGCGGGGCGACTTCAAGCTCCTTCTTGCCGGGATCCATCGAGCAGATGTACGCCCGATTGCAGCGTACGCACTCGAAGTACTTAAAGTCCTTCGCGCCGATCACGCCGCCATAGGCGCAGGTGACGGAGATTGGGCGGTCAAAGAAGACGCGGCTGCCGCACTCGCACTTATGCTTGTGGCCTTGGCTCATTACTTCGTCTCCTTCGGCGCGGCCATGTTCACCTTGCCGCTCTTGACGAGTTCCTGATCGCGCTTCTCGGCTTCGTCGATGGCGACGAGCTGCTCTTCGCTCATCTTCTCCTTGGCGACCTTCTCCATGTAGCGCCAATCCGCGAGCTTGTAGCCCTTGATGATCGGCATCATGTAGACGCGGCCATTGGGAGCCTTCCGCTCCTCTAGCCTCGCCTTGGCGATGGGGAGACCAGAGGTCGGATGGATGTCTTCCTCGTCGAGGTAGGAATCCTTCTGCCAGAGAATCCCGCAGCCAGGAATACCCTTACCGTTCGGGCGCTCGCAAGAGAAGGCGTGTTCGGAGTCGACGACGCGCCTGGCGTGCCCGCAGGAGCAGACGAAGACAAAGCCAGAAGGCACGTCGACCGGGCCATTGGATTTCCCGACGTCAGCGGCGACGCGACGCATGCCGAGGCCCTTCTGAGCGGCGGTGTGATCCCACGCGCCGTCAAGAGACTCGAACTGCGCGGGCTGATTGGGACTCACCCAGTTGGTCGTGTCCGCGAAGACAGCCGACTGACTGGGCGTGGCGAGAATCGCCATGATCTTGTCCCACTGCGGGACCTGGATTTCGATGTCTCGGTCGCCCACCCGGATAGACTGCGGCTTGGCCATCTGATTCCCCCTAATAGACTCTCTCCCGTGGAGTCACTAGGAGTATAACGGTTTCTCATCCTCCTCTTGCCGGAAAAAGAAAACCCCCGATTTCTCGGGGGTCCTTACGAGCAGGTTGTGGCTTGGAGAGTGAGGTTACTCGCTCTGGCCCTTTCGGGCAAGTGTCATGGCGTCAGCTAGTACGTACGCAGCCTTAGCGTAGACCGCCGCGCTCTCCTTTGAGATGAATATGGCTGTACCCGAGTCAGCGGACCATAGGCGTGGAAGTTGTTCGTGCGCCCCAATAGTTCTCTGGGAGCTTAGAAGCCCGACCAGCGCGGCCTTAGCGAAATCGTCTCTCTGATCCATCCCAATCCTCCCTTATTTCAGCTTGGCCTTGAGAGCTTCGTGGAAGCCAGATTCCGTCATGCTAGTAACGAGGTTCGTGGGCATGCGCCGGCGCGAGATCGCTCCTACGCGCCAAGAGGAGCCTTCGGGCTCGAAATACACGCATGAGATCGTCCCGTGAGACAGAAAGCTGGGAGGGAAGGCGGCATACAGCTCCTTGGACTGAGTGACTTCCTCGATGCCTTCCGCGCCGCTTTCCCTCAGCACGTCCTTGCTCTTAGCCCAGAGCGTCTCAAAGGAAGCCTTGTAGACCTCCTCCGTGCCTCGTGCGCTCACTCTACGATCCTCCCTGAGCCCTTCCATGCTACGGCAACCCAAGATCGACAGCGGGAAGATGACCAGCGCCAGCGTCTTCATAAGCCTCTCCCTTAACCGCGTAACCTCAAGAATAAGCCGCATCTGATATACCACACTCTTGCCCCGCAGGGCCCACGGCTTCATGGGTCCTCATAGAGACGCTGTAGCAGGCCAGGGAAATACCTTTTTGCGTACTTGGTGATCGACTTGATGTACCTAGACTTTGAGCGTCTAGGGCGACTAAGCCTACGCAGTATTCCTATCGTAGAGCTTGCTGCCCAGTTACTTCTGAGGGCCTTCACTGCAAACCCACCTCCTACGCAAACGGATTCATAAGACCTGTCCACGCGGCATTATGTGTCGTTCTATCGTGGATGTACTGGTAGCACTCCATAAAGCCACGGCGATAGGCGCTGATGAGCTGCTCTTGCAACTCCTTATGGAATCGCCTAGACTGCCTACGAAGCTCTCCCAGTTTCTCCCTAGCTTGGGTTGACAACCAATCCTCGGCGTACTGCCGAGATAGCTTTAAGAAGTCTTCGCAGCCTTTAAGCCTTTCAGCGGCCTCACCCGTCTTTTGGTCAGGCGCTTGGGAATCAAGTTTAGCGTTGCCGATTCCGCCAGTTCTCGCGCTATCCATTGGTCCCTCTCCCTATCAAGCTCATCATTCTTTGACTCAAGAAAGCCCTCAAAAAGGCCGAGCCCGTACGCCCAGGTGAGCAGGGCCTTTAACTTCTCTTCGCTTGGATCCGCCTGATAATCCTTCCCCGCTAGATAGATGCGTCTGAGATTGTTATTCTCATCGATGGCATTCCAATTGGCAACCCAAACATCCTTAAGCTCGATCACTTCTTACCTCCAAATCCGTTCCCCTCTAACCAACCGATAAGGATGTCCCATCGCACCCAGATGGATTTGCCCCACTTGACCTTGACGCCCTCTGGTAGCTGTGGAGCGTAGCGGTCCAAGCGCTTACGTAGGCCGTTAGCGGTCAGGCCAAGCCGCTGCGCAGCGACCTTGAGTGGGGTTAACTCGTGCGTCTCTCTCATGAGTGGTATAGAAGACTACACCAGCGTATCTACCGTGTCAAGGAATCTGTTACGAATCTCTGGAACTACTTACCCCTTCTCTTACCCACCACCCAGCAGCCTATCACCAATAGACAGGCTAGGAGGAGCAGTGTCCCTAGCCCTATCTTAATCCCAGGCCCCCGGGGTACATCATGCCTACTCTCACTCCTACCCCCCACTGGATCCGTCTGTCTCAGCACCATCCATCACCTAGCTTACCGAGGGTTATTCTACCCGTCACCAGGTCTCCGTTTATCCTCAGACTTCGTCGCCTGCGGCTCCTAGCTTTGCAGCGTCCAGTCTACTTGATGCTTAGAATCAGATTCTTGCGTGAGACGTGTAGACCAGTATCTACACGTCGATCAAAACGGGGGAGATGGGGGTCTGTAATCTAGAGTCTATGATCTAGATCTATATCTAGTAGTAAGATGTAAGAACTCGATACATCAGATCTCATCAAGACGTATATTCAATCAACACGATCAGCAATCATCAACAGCAAGCAGCGTCATCATGGATGCTTCAGTAAGGCATCTTCATCTATATGCATCGAATGAATACGGTTGCGCGGACGCTTGCGCGGGGGGATTGTCAAGGGGGGTAGAGATACGGTAGCGTCGACAGCCGAATTGTCAAGTCCTAAGCATAAACATGGGTGAAATTGTATAGAAATTAGCCATGTCTAAGATAAGGGTTAATAACATGTTGAAAGATTGTGGAAAGACGATGTAACACCTTGGCGTAGAGGTGGTTGATAAAAGACTGCGTATAAGTCGATTTGACGCGTTCATTTCGAGCTAGACGTATTCTGGGCCTAATCCGCTTGATGCGCGCGCTGGCGGGCAAGCAGACGCTTCCTTTGCCTATGCGGAAGCCCTTTAAGCGGGTCGGGCCGCCAGCTTAGCTGCTTACCGTAGCGGCGGCGGTTGCGTAGCCTGATGATGCTTGGCCATTGTCTCCCTCGGGTGATAGCTATACAGAAAGAAGCCGGTAAAAGCCATACCTGGAAGATTTTTCCTAGCTACGCAAGCGTATGCAAGACATGAGCTTGCAAGAATCTGCATCGAAAAATGATCGAGATTTGAAACTATTGACTACGCTTGCGTATAATAGGCGTGCTGCGCAACGGTAGCGTAGCCTGGAACGGAGGATGGAAGATGAGCCACAAGACGAGACCCGCGTACCTGAAGGCTGTCGCCCGCGAAACCAAGTCGCCCGCCTTCTCTCATGAAGAGTGGGCTGAGATCTACTACGCCGTGGCCCGGAAGGCCAGCGACCTAGAGAACGGCTACTACGGCTCCTCCGACAGCGAAACCAACGTCGAAGAGTGGGCCGCGCAACTCCGCTCGATCATGGCGCGGATCGAGGCCGCTGGCATCAACGTCTAGTCCATCCTCCTCTGTAACCGGCTCTCTCACTCCTGGGGGAGCCGGCTCAGAGTGGGATGGATGAGTGGATGGAATGGAGGAACTATGAAAAAGGTGCTGAGCTTCCCCGCGATTGCCTTCGAGATCATGCCCAAGGCCACGGATCTATGCATCATGCGGACGCACGTCCTGATGGGCGGAGAGTCGTACCGCATGACCCGCAAGGACGCTGCCGCCTACATCAAGGCGCTTCGGTCGAACCTGAAGAAGCTCCACGCGGAGCGCGAAGCCGCCGTCTTCGGCGGGTAGGGGGAGGCCATGAACGACGCTGAATTGATCGCGGCTGCCGCCATCGTCAATGCTTGGACGGTGGAAGTCACGGAAGCGAACCGCCAGCGCGAACGCCAGGGGAACGCGCTGGCCTACGACGGGCTCCCGCCCGAGGCGTGGAAGTACATCGAAGCACTGAAGGCCGGGCTGTCCCTGCGCGGAACGGTTCCGACGAGCGCATAAGGAGGATTCTATGGCTATGAAGATCCCGCCCCCTCCGCCGAAGCGGAAGGACATGGAGACCCTGGTTAAGGTCTGGGAAAAGGTCCCGGTCGGAACCCGCG